CATTTATGATGTTACCATTTAAAGAACCATCAGCTACCTTATTAAACTTGATGGGTATTGTGGTACAAGCCGGTCAAAGGTTTGCATCGATTGCTGATTTACAAGTTGGTGATGGCAATCAACAAGCAGCAGTTGGAACTACAGTTGCATTATTAGAACGTGGCAGCAGAACTATGTCTGCTATTCACAAAAGAATTTACTCTTCTTTGAAAAACGAATTCAAATTATTAGCAAGAGTATTCAAGTTATATCTACCACCGGAATATCCGTATGACGTAGTTGGGGGTCAAAGATTTATTAAACAAATGGACTTTGATGATAGAGTAGATATATTGCCAGTTGCCGATCCCAACATCTTTTCTCAAACTCAGCGTATTTCCCTCGCACAAACAGAGTTGCAGCTGGCACAATCAAATCCGCAGATGCACAATATGTATCAAGCGTATCGACATATGTATGAAGCATTGGGTGTAAAAAATATTGATACTATTTTAATGAAACCTCAACCGCCTGCTCCAATGGATCCTGCTTTAGAAAACATTATGGCTTTATCAGGTAAACCTTTTAATGCTTTCCCGGGTCAAGATCATAGAGCACATATGACTTCTCATTTAAATTTTATGGCAACTAACATGGCACAAAACAATCCCATGATTATGGCTGCAATGGAGAAAAATATTATGGAGCATATAAGTCTGATGGCACAAGAACAAATTGAAATAGAGTTTGATGATGAGATCCCTCAAATGCAACAGATGCAACAGATGGCTCAAGCTAATCCACAAGTTGCAGAACAACTTAGACAAATGACTTTACGTATTGAAGCTAGAAAAGCTGTCTTGATTGCTGAAATGATGGAAGAATTTTTAAAAGAAGAGAGAGAAGTTACTTCTGGTTTTGGTGATGACCCAATTGCTAAGTTAAGAGCAAGAGAATTAGATCTTAGAGCACAAGATAACGAACGTAAAAAGGTTGAAGGACAAGAAAGAATCAATCTTGATAAGATGAAAGCTATGATGAATCAACAAAATCAAGAAGATAAGCTTGAACAGAACGAAGACTTGGCAAACCTAAGAGCTGATACATCGATTGAAAAGACAATCTTGGGTAAATCTATCCCAAATGTGGATAAAATGATGCCAAGTGTTGAAATAGAAAAATATGAAGGAGAAAACAGATGAAAAAAACAATGAAAAAAAAGAAAAAATCATTTCCTGATGTTTCTGGAGATGGAAAAATTACGAAAAAAGACATTTTGATGGCTAGAGGCGTAATTCCTAAGAAAAAAATGGCAAAAAAGAAAAAAGTAGGATAAGTTAAAATAAAATAAGGAGAAAACTATGGATAAAAAAGATAAATCTTTTTCACAGTCTGAAATAGGCATTCCTTCTCAAAATATAGAGTTGGATCCAAGATCTTTAACCACTGCAAACGGTATGCCAAGAAATTACATACCAACAGGGGACAAAACTGAGGTCAGAGGAACTAAAAGAATGCTAAAAGACAAAAAGAAAACAGCAACTTGGTACTAACATGTGGTTTTCGGCAATTAAATTAGCCGTTTCTGCTGGAAGTAAAATTTATGCTAACAAGCAGAAAACGAAGATAGCTATGTCAGATGCACAGCTTATGCACGCATCTCGTATGGCTGAAGGAAAAGAAGCTTACCAAGGAAAATTATTAGAAGCACGTCAATCGGACTGGAAGGACGAGGCCGTTTTGATAATTTTAAGTTTGCCCATAGCAATTCTGGCCTGGGCAGTCGTATCAGATGATCCAACAGCGATGGACAAGGTAAAATTGTTTTTTGACATGTTCTCGGAGCTCCCGAAATGGTTCACAAATTTATGGATCCTTGTCGTGGCGAGTATTTATGGTATAAAGGGCACACAAATATTTAAACAAAACGGAGGAAAAAAATAATGGCAAACAATAGATTTAATAAACAAGTCACTCAATCAAGACAAGCTTTGATGAATGGCGGAAGAACAAAAAAAATGGGTGGTGGAATGTCTACTGCTAGAAAAGATATGGCATCTGGTTTTTTCAAAGATGATATGGGTATGAGAGGCGGAGCTATGTATAAAAAAGGTGGTTCTGTTAAAAAGAAGAAACAAGGTTTCAAAGATAGAAAAGATGAATCAATTGCAATGAGAATAAAAAAGAAAAGAACTAAAAAGCAATTAAAAGATTCAGCTAATGAGTCTTATGGTAAGTTTGGTTCTAAAGCTAAAAAATCAGGTAAGATAAATAAATAATGTCTAAGAAAAATATTAAAAAACTTCTTCAACAACTTTCTGGTAAGAAAAAAAAGAAGAAAACTGAAAAGACAGCAAGTGTATCAGCGTTGGAAGGTAGAAAATATTTTTCTAATGGCACTGGAGAAAACTCTATGGTTAAACAAGCTCAAAAAGATTACTCAGGTAGTTTTATGGGTGGTTCTAGTTTAGGTGGAGTAAAAGTAGGAAACAAATCTTATGATAGTTATTATCCTAAAGGAACAATACCTAAAGGATTTTTGAAAGGGTAGTTATGGCTAAACTTTGTGCAAAAGGAAAAGCAGCAGCTAAAAGAAAATTTAAAGTTTACCCCTCAGCGTACGCAAACATGTACGGTTCAGCAGTATGTTCAGGTAAAGTTACACCAGGTGGTAAAAAGAAAAAAACTAAAAAAAGAAAATAATGCGTTCTTACTATTCAGAAGGTGGTTTAAGAAAATGGGTATCGGAAAAATGGGTGGACATTGGAGCTCCGAAGAAGAACGGGAAGTATCAACCTTGCGGGAGAAGCAAAGGCTCAAAGAGGAAATATCCAAAATGCGTCCCACTTGCAAAAGCCACACGGATGTCAAAAGGGCAAAAGGCGAGTGCTGTCAAACGAAAAAGAGCAGCTGGGAACCCGGGCGGTAAACCAACTAACGTAAAAACATTTGTAAAGAAGAGAAAGTAATATGAGAAAACAAGATAACATGCCTGCTAGAAATAAGAAAAACTTTAGGTCTACAAAATCTGGTGCGGGTATGACAGCTAAAGGTGTAGCTGCTTATAGAAGAGCTAACCCAGGATCAAAATTAAAAACAGCTGTAACAGGTAAAGTTAAAAAAGGATCTAAAGATGCAAACAGACGTAAGTCATATTGTGCAAGATCAGCAGGGCAAATGAAAAAATTTCCTAAGGCTGCTAAAGATCCTAATTCTAGATTAAGACAAGCTAGGAAAAGATGGAAATGTTAGATAAATTTATATATAAATTTTGTAATACTATTGACAATATTACAGATTACATAGATAGTTGGTGTGATGCGAGATACAAAACTATTAGAAACTTTTTCAATAAAAAAAGAAAAAGAAGAAAAACAAAAAAATCTGTTTAAAAACCTTCGTAAAGAAGTTGAGACAGGTGCGAATGGAACACAAGAATATATTATTAAGAAAGGAATAAATAAAGGTAAAATAGCAAATGGACGAAATAAGAATACTGACTAAAATACGAAGAGAACTAAAAGAATCATATCAACAGATTGGTGATGCAATGATTGCCGGCACTGTTGACAATATGGAAAAATATAAGTATATGATGGGACAGGCACACGCCTATTATAAAATATCACAGGATATCTCTAACCTGCTAAACGATAAGGAGCAAAAAGATGAAAAAGGAACAGTTATCAAATTCGGAGACACCAAAGATTAAATATGCTTTGGCTGATAAATACGAAAAAGAAAACAAAGAAATAAAAGACAAAGAACAACAAACCTACGATAGGTTAAAATCAAAAGAATCAGATAAACTACCTCAACCCACTGGTTGGAGAATGTTACTTCTACCATTTAAGATGGCAGGAAAAACTAAAGGTGGTTTAATTTTAGGTCAAGACACTTTAGAAAAACAACAAGTTGCATCTCAATGCGGTTTGGTTTTAGCAATGGGTCCACATTGTTATGACAAAGAAAAATTTCCTGAAGGGCCTTGGTGTAAAAAAGGTGATTGGGTTGTGTTTGCAAGATATGCAGGCAGCCGAATACAAATCGATGGCGGGGAAGTTAGATTGCTAAATGACGATGAAGTTTTAGCAACCATCGAAAACCCTGAAGATATACTTCATCAATATTAACAATCATAGGAGGAACTATGCCAGACACTGATACAGTGAACAAAACAGTTGATATCGATACCTCGGGTCCAGCAATGGACGTCGATGTTGCTGAAGAAAAAGATCTAACAGAAATTGAACAACCGGAAGTAAAAGAAAATCCGGCTGTAAGACCTGTTGTAGATGAAACAGTCCCTGAGGATAAGACTCACGAAAATGAAAGAGAAATAAAACTAGACGATCAGAAAGAACCTAAAGAAGAATTAGAACAATACAGTGATAGTGTACAAAAAAGAATAGCAAAGCTAACTAAAAAGTGGAGAGAAGCTGAACGTCAAAAAGACGAAGCTTTAACTTATGCAGAACGTGTCATTAAAGACAAAAAAAATGCAGAAGAGAAACTTAAAAAAATAGAGCCAGACTTTCTTTCTGTAACTGAACAAGGTATTGATTCAGGTATTGAAGCAGCTAAAGCTAAACTTGCAGCAGCTAGAGAAGCAAATGATCTAGGAGCTGAAGCAGATGCTATGGCAGCTATATCTGAATTTGGATATAAAAAAGCTAAATTGACTGAAACTAAAGCAGCTCAAGAAGCATATGAAAAACAACAGTCAGAAAAAAAAGCTATTCCTGAAGTTAATTTAAGAAGGGAGCAAGCGGCAAAAGGTTCACCTGATCCTAAGGCTGAAGCATGGGCAGAAGATAATTCATGGTTTGGTCAAGACTCAGCTATGACTTACACTGCTTTCGATCTTCATAAAAAACTTACAGAAGTAGAAGGTTTTGACCCAACAACTGACGAGTATTATTCTGAAATAGATAAGAGAATAAGACTTGAATTCCCGCACAAATTTGGTAATACTAATAGTTCGGGAAAAGAAACACGACCTGCCCCGGTACAAACAGTAGCTTCAGCGAAGCGAAGTACTAAATCTGGTCGCAAAACTGTGAGGCTCACACCATCACAGGTTACAATCGCTAAAAAATTAGGTGTGCCACTCGAAGAGTATGCGAAACAACTAAATATCACGAAGGAGGGATAAAGCATATGGAAAATACAATAGACAAGAAGACCTCACGTGCGAGTCAAACAAGAGAAAATACATCTCATAAAAAAGTTTGGACTCCACCATCACCTTTAGATTCACCACCTGCTCCATCAGGTTTTAAACATAGATGGATTAGAGCTGAGTCAATGGGATTTCAAGATACGAAAAATGTATCTGCCTCGTTAAGAGAAGGATACGAATTAGTTCGTGCTGATGAATACCCAGATACTCAATTTCCAGTTATTGAAGACGGGAAATATTCAGGAGTGATCGGAGTTGGCGGCCTACTGCTCGCTAGGATACCGGAAGAGTTAGTTAAGCAGAGACAGCAATATTATGCAAAACAGCATAATGATAAAGTTGAAGCTATGGATAACGATCTCATGAAGGAAGAGCATCCAAGTATGCCTATCGATATTGATAGACAGACTCGTGTAACTTTTGGTGGCTCAAAGAAATCCTAAAAAATTTCCTAACCATTAAAGTTCAATTAAACCCGTACTGGAGGCCCGCAAGGGCAGGTACATTTATAAGGAGACTCTATGTCAAATGAAAACGCACCCTTCGGTCTAAGAGCGATCGGAAAAGTGGGTCAAAATAGAGACAACCAAGGTTTAAGTGAATATAGTATCGCTGCGAATAACACGACTACTATTTACTTTCAAGACGCAGTCAAAGCTATGGCATCTGGTACTATCCAGCATGCTGCAGCAGGTGATGTGCTTCTTGGATCACTTAATGGTGTTTTCTACACAGATCCAACTACAAGCAAACCAACGTTTGCAAATCACTATGCTCAAGTTAACGCTTCGGACATAGTTGCTTTTGTAAGCGACGACCCATATGAAAGATTCGAAATCCAAACTGATATATCAACTGCTTCGGCGCAGACTGATGTATTTATGAATGCGGATATCGTAGTCACAGCTGGGAACGCAGCTAACAATGTTTCAAAAACACAGTTAGATGACCAAACATTAGCAACAGCTAATGGTCAGTTGAAAATCATAGCACCATCAACTAACGTGGACAATAGCGATATTGGTTCAGGTTATTTGAATTGGGTTGTGATGATTAACGAACATCAATATAACGCTGCAGTTGCAGGCGTATAATAGTTAGAATAGGAGATAAAAAATGGCTATATCACGAGGACAACTAGTTAAAGAACTAGAACCAGGCCTGAATGCACTATTCGGACTGGAATACAAACGTTATGAGAATCAGCATGCTGAGATATACACAACAGAAACTTCAGACAGAGCGTTTGAAGAAGAAGTTATGTTATCTGGTTTTGCTAATGCCGCAGTTAAACCTGAAGGTTCTGGCGTAACTTTTGACAATGCTCAAGAGACTTACACAGCTAGATACACTATGGAAACTGTTGCGCTAGCGTTCGCAATCACTGAAGAAGCGATTGAGGACAACCTGTATGATAGACTTGCGTCTAGATATACAAAAGCGTTAGCTAGATCTATGGCGAATACTAAACAAATCAAATCAGTAAATCCACTGATCAATGGTTTCGGAGGTGGTTTCACTTCTGGAGATGGTGTACAATTATTTAGTACAGCTCACCCAACGATCGCTGGAACTGTGTCAAACACTTTGGCTACACAGGCTGACCTTAACGAAACTTCATTGGAGCAGTCTTTAATTGACATCGCTGCAATGACTGACGAAAGAGGTCTTAAAATTGC